TCGATAGCTCCTTGAGAATCTAATCGTCCAATAATGGTATCAAAATCTGCAAGTGCATTACGAACGCCACCTGTCCAAAGATTACCTCTCTCAGATACTGAGTAGAATACACCCGCAGAACCTTTAAAACCTAATTGCTGAGCATTGCTCTGACCACCAATAGGAGTTGTAGGTGCTACTGCAGGAACTGCTTCAACCATAGATGTCTCTAGATAATCATCAAAACGCAAACGAGTTTCGTGCTCTGATTTCATATACCATAGATATCCTGTTGCTCCGTTTTCTGTAGTTACTTCTACCCATCCAATTTGAGCCATATCAGAACCTGATACCTCATACTTATCTTTTAAGATAATAGGAGAGTTCTCAAATATGTAGTCATCAGACTCAAGAGAACCATCCATTCCTGTTGTTCCTTTCTTAAATTCAGAACCGTAGATAAATACAGTAACGTCAGAATTTCCAACACCTGTACCTGAGGTTACAAGACCACCTGCTTCATAAAAAGCAACTGTGAATTGAATTGGAGATGCAGTTAAATCAACACTAGATACGATACCTTTGTTCTCTCCTGAACCATCGTTCTGTGCAATAACAACAGTTTGTCCTTCTCTTATGGCAATACCGCCTGTAGCTGAGAAAGGAACCTGTCCTGTGGTAGTAACACCTGTAGGAGCAGCCGGGTCATTAACCTGAAAAATTGCTTCACTTGCGTTAGCTGTAGCTGCAGTACCTACCTGTGAATATTTCACGTGTAGTCTACCTTGCTCCGCCCACTTTACTAAATCTGAATTAGAAGGAAGCTCTGCTCCTACCATTCTTAAGAATGAACTAATTGTTCTGTTACCATAACGCTCAAACTCTTTCTCATAAGTATCAGGAAGATACTGATTCAAAAAGTCAAAGTTAGTTATGTAGTTTGTTTGCATCGGCACTTGCTGTGCGGATGGCTGAAGGTCAAAACCGGACCCTGAAAAATTACCTGACATTTTTTTTAATTTTTAAAATTGTTTTACTTTTTTTTACTTTTAATTTTTAAGCCTCTACTACTTGGTGTAGATACAGACTTAATTTGCATTCCATCCTTTGTACGTGATACTTGAGGTGTTTTACGTTCTGTCATATCGACATTTTTCATCTTACGTGTAACATCCTCAGTTGCATCTGATTTACCCTGCTCATAAAAGAACGAAGCAAACCTTTCCGGATTCATTGCTACAGCTAACGCCCTGTGATAACCTTGTGCGTCCTCAAGAATACCTGTTTCTTTGTCTACATATTTATTGACAAAGTTACTCGCATCTAAATGCGACTTCTTGACTTGCTCTCCATCACCACCCGGATTAAATGTTAAGGTAGTATCTCCAATTTTGAAATCAAAACCTTTGAAATCTTTGTTAAATACTTCATCGGTTTTTTTTAAAAACCAATTTCTCCTTTTAACTCCTTCCTCTTGGTTGTTTTTAGCTTCCGCTAAATATTGCTTATACTCTTCAAGTTCTTTTTCTTGCTCTTGAGATGTACCAACCGTGCTTGACTCAAGGGGTTGTTTGTACATTTCTTTCTGCTCGGTAAAAAACTTTCGTGCTTTAGCAACAGCTTTTTTCTTTATCAACTTTGTTTTCTTTATATCTTTTTCGTCATCAAGCTCTTCGTCATAGCTGTAATCGTCCATAAGGACTTCCACATCTTCTGAATCAGTAGCCTCTCCCGAAGCAATAAGATACTCAGATAAAAGTTGGTCATCTTCCATAGAAGAAAAATCTCTGCTTAGTTTTACGTAATCTTCGATTCCTCTGCCTGTGGTTTTTTTATAATCAAAGTAAGCCTTAACATCTTCAGGCAACTCTTCGTTTGATTCTTTTTCTTCAAAGAGTTGGTCTACAGATGTAAACTCCTTTTCATATCTATTCTTAATAAATGAAAGAACATCTTCTTCATTTAACTGTGAAGATTCAGCGGGCTCTGTTTCTGTAGTTGTATCTTCAACCTCTACTGTTGCAGAATCCTCAGTTTCATTTTGTTGCTGCTCGTGCTTTTCGAGCAACTCTTCTTCAATTTGCTGAGTAGATTTTTCTTCAACCGACTCAACTGCTTTTACTTTTATTTCCATTTAATTAAATTTTTACAAAGTTAATAATAAAATTTTTCTAATTTTATTTACTATCTTGGAGAGAACTCCGCTAAATCAAAACCATCTAAACTATCCTCGTTAGATTCATGTTGCAATGCATTTTCAGAAACATCTCTAAGCTGCTGATTGTAATTAAACTCTTCAGCCATTAATTGAGATTTTAATCTTGCCTCATTATTCATCTTCTCTATTTCAAATGCAATCTCTGCCTGTTTTAACTGCATCTTACCTTGCAACTCGGCTTGTTGTTTTTGAACTGCTAACTGAGCAGCTATTTGTTGAGACTTAAGGTTTTGCTGATTAGTCATTGCCTGCTTCTGCATTACCATTTTTTCTTCCGCTTCTTGTTTTTGTTTACGTTTCAGCTTAAGTAATTGGTTGGCAAGCTTAATGTTTCTTAGTTCCCTAATATCAATAGCATCCTCTAAGTTTATATCTTGCTTAGATAAAGCCATTTGAATATTCTGCTCAAGCATTGCTTTCTCTTCTTCATCAGGAGCCACTTCTAAAAATATGCCAAAGTCATAGATATATAAATCTGAAATATCTCCTAGAATGCTTACGTTATATTTACCAATCTTATTAGCAAAGTCATCTTTAAAGTCTGCGTATTCTAATATATCTGCCACCCTATATGTTAAGGCTTCAGATATACTTTTAAATATAAACAAGCTGCCATCAAGTATATGACGGGTTGCTACATTAGAATTTAATGCTGCAAGTTTTTGTAACCCAACTAATGAATCAGGGTCAGGCATACTGCCATCTCTTGCTTCGTTTAATCCCGTAACAGTCCTAATCATATTAAGATAGTAATTATAATTACTAATCAACATTTGAGTCTTAGACGCACCTGAGTTAGATGTTAACTGCTGTATAGGTACTCTTGCGTTATTATAATCTCCATCTTGAGTATAAGACCTACCAATAACGGAACCTGTTTGAAAGTAAAGCCTTAATGCATCTTCAGGATTGTAAGCATTACCTGTACCTAAATCAACTTCATTTAACCCATCCGCATCTATATACACACCATCAGGTACTACACGTGAAATAACTTGTTGTAGCTTTAAGTGAGTCATCTGAATTAAATCAGCAAAAGGTATCATTCTTCTTACCAATGACTCAATAACACCTTTATACATTCTCGGTGCTACAGCAACATAGTTAGGTAAAGCGTGTTGACTTGTAGATTTAGGTCTAACCATATTCTTAGCAAGCTCCCACTTTAATATAATGTTAGTACCCATAACCATTACGCCATCGTACCATACATCAATTGTTTTTTCAAACATCTCAAAGTTTCCTTCTTCCATTACCTCAGCAGGTGGATTAAATTGGTCATCTTTTTCGATAACTTTATTACCTCCTGTAGCCATTACCTTTTTCTTATAGACTATTTTTTGTGTGGTCTTATAGTTAAAATATAATAATGTTACTGTGTCTTTGTAAAAAATATCATTATTATAGTATTGAGACACATTGTAGTGGTCGTACCAAGACTGACTGTATTTAGATATCTCATCTAAATCCTCATTAGTTAAAGAGGGGTCTATCTTTTTGCAATCAATAATAGGCATAGTCTTTACTTCACCCCAATAAAAACAATCTTTAAAGTGTGGGTCTTCTGTATAGCTGTACACAACATTAGCAGGGTCAACATAAGATACCTTTACTCCTGAACCTTTTAAAAACTCGTGCTTAGCTACTCCTATTCCTAGTACAGCTAAGTCGTAATCAAACTGCTTACGTAAATCTAAATAATGGTTCTCCTCAAGTATAGTATTGATGGCTTCTTCTTCAGCAATCTCAATAGCAGGTTTGTAGTTTAGTTGCATATATAAAGACAACTCTTCGTCTGTAGCAGGTAGCTCATCTGCGGGAACAACAAATGGGTCTACACCTGTTTTATTTTGTATTATTTGCAACGTGTCTTTAGCTGCCATTTGTCCTTCTATCATGTCCTGATACTTAGAACGCTTAGCCTGAGACATAGCATCTTGTGCATATGCTGAAATCTTGAATAGTCTATCTGCCATTCCATTAACAACAATATCAACAAACTTAGGAATAATAGGTACAGGTGTCCAATCTAAGTTTAAATAACTTAAATCACCATCGACTGCTAGTTCATTTTTATATTTGCTTATAGATTGCTCGCCTCTTGCGTACAATCTTAATCTATGAAACTCTCTCCATTGAGAGTAAAATCTACAACCATTTCCATCTTTTTTAAACCACTCGTATTGAATGGCTTGTCCAATCTGAAGTCCGTATTCGACTGTTGCTTTATCAGCATCAGGTGCAAACTGACTAGGAAACCCTGCAGATGAAATGTTTAGTTTTACATCTTTCATCTAATTATTTGACTTATGTTACCGGTATTTGTGTACTTTGCAAAGTTAATCATTATTCTTGATTCTTTTTTTCCGGGCTGATATAGGTGTTTTTGACACGCCATAATTGCAAGTCCCGAACTAATAGACGCATCATATTTTGTTCTGTTGCTTATATCAAACTTAGCCCAATCCTCAAGAGTTCTGTTGAAGGGCATTGTGTTCATGTCTCCCTCTTCACCTTTTAATCCAACGTGTTTTTCAATATAAGACTCAATAGCTGCTGCGTGTGCTTGCTTAACATCCTCACTACTATTGGGTATGCCTCCAAGTTCACGTTCTGTCTTAGATAGTTTTGTAAATACTTTGTCAGGTCTATTCATACAGAATCCTCTGTATCCCCTGTTTTTAAAATGATACAATAACCTTGGTTTATTATTCTCTATAAGTATTGGCATACCATAAAACACACAAGCCATAAGGACATCCTCAAAGAATATCTCTGCTGTTTGTGGTCGTGCTATGTATTCTAAAAAAAATTCGTTACTTGGTGCTTCTTCCATACTAAACTTTGTTAGTCCGTGTAACGCACCATTAGAGCCAACTCCTCCAACAGTCCCTGATATATCATATGAGTCACATCCGAATGCTCCTATATGTTCATTGCCGGGATGCTTTACACCTTTCTTTGATATTGTATTGTTCTGTAGGTTTTTGTTTGGAACCCAAGATATAAAAAACCTTCCACGCTTATCAGGATTAAAAACAACTTGACTATCTTTAATTCCGTTTTTCCAACTAAACGAACCACGTGTTACATATTGGTCCGTAATCATTCCATCATTATAGTCTATCTGTTGGTATATCTTTGTTAGATTAAATAGAGACTGTTTACTCTCATCCCTAAAAGCGTGTGACTCTGTCCTTGGAAACTGTCTGTAATATTCATTCAGTGCATCAGGGTCGTTCTTTAATGAATCAACTTCGTTCTCCCAATACTCAATAGCTCCCATAGAAATCATTTCATTGTCAATACCTAACACCTCGACAGGTGGCGTTTCTAAAACAGGCATCCCGTATCTATCTATAAATCCTTCCATATTCCACTCCATTGGAATAAACAAAGAGTACATCCCACTTTTTGTCTGACCATTGGAGTTACGTTCAAATATATTTGAGTCATAATAAAGATGCTTGAAATTATCACCACCTTTAGATAAGGCATTTGATGTTGAACCCATCATACACTTACCTATAATCTTACTACCTAAACGTAAACACGTTTTAGTTACACGCCAATTGTTTAATATATTGTTAGGCTTTAACCACTTCCCACTCTCATCGTGTACTAGCAATAATAACTTTTCACCATCGTAGCTGTTATCGTCTGTGTTCTTCCAATCTATTGTTGTATCTAGTCCCTGTATTTCATCCTCATCAGAGTCATACATATTCTTTTTTGTAATCTTAGATGCGGGCACACGATAGGCAAGCTCTGTCTTCGGCTTATCCATACCATCCATAATAGGTTTAAAAAAGAAAGGTAGCCTACTATTTATAGGTACAACCTTGTCTGTAAACATCTTCTTAGCATCCGAACCTGTCTTTGATAATATACCAACCCTAGCATCCTTTGCAAGCGTTCCTGTATTAACGCATTCGGATGATGACATAAATGAAAAACCTGAACGCCTAATCTTAAGGTATGTCATACCAAAACT